CAGCCCGTAGGCGACCAGGCAGATCGGCGCGCCGGAGTTGAACGCTGCCCGGCTACCGTCTACGCGGTGGAAGTGCGGGCGGCCTTGCAGGAACAGGACGGCATCAGCTGCGCCCCATACCGATTCGAAGAACATGGCCGTCTCGGTGCGCGCCGGGATCAGCGCAATGCCATTGCCGTGGGCGGCCAGCTTGCGCATCCACTTCGTTGCCTCGCGGCCAAACGGCGGGTTCATCCACACGCGGCCCTGCCACTCTTGCGACAGGCCGTCGTCTTCCTTGCAGTAGTGCTTGGCGGCGGTCGGCCATGGGCGGCGCGATTCGTGCGGCGAGCATGGGTCCAGGTCGAACGGCCCGAGCGCTGCCAGAATCTCGGGCGGCGTCAGCCATTCATCTGTGCCCATGACGGGCGACTGGTGGGCGGACATGCTCATGCGGCGACCACTCCCTCACGGACCAGGATGTCGATAGTCCGCATGACGCCCTCGGCATGAGCCAGGCGGATGTCCTCACGTGTCATGCCCTCCGGCGCCTTGATCCGGCCGTCGCAGATTGAGTGGCAATAATCATCGGCGTGCGCTCCCTGCAGATCGTTCGGTTTGATACCCATGCCGCAGGTTCCGGCGAGGCGGTAATGCGCGAGAACGGTCGTTTCGGTGTTGTTGGGGCAGCCGGGCAGACGTACCTGGCAGTCACGGCCGCGAGCCGAATCGCGGAGCTTCTTGGAGACGATTCGGCTCATCGCTTCACCTCCATAACAGCGCCAATGAGGACGCACATCGTCGCGACGAAGGGCTGGCCGGCGAACAGCGCGAAGAGAGCAATGAGCCAGATCATGCGGCTTGCTCCCCGAGCAGATCCCCGAAGAACACGCCGCGCCCGGTGAACTCGGACACGATACGGTCGGTGTACTCGATGCCCTGCTTGCGGTTGAACAGCCGAGTGACGGCCAGCCCTTCCGGCCCTGCTACGGGATGCGCGCCCATCAGGGCCAGCTTGTCTTCGTAGCTCCAGTGCAGAAAAAGGCGATCCCAGGTTTCCCGGTAGTCAGCGCAGTCACGGAGCAGGATGCGAACGCCGACGTGGAGCTTGCAGTAGCTGCGGGCATCCTCTACGTCGCCGATGTTGGTCATCTGCGCGATGCGCTCGTAGAGGGAGAACCACAGGGCGTTCTGGTCGAGAGTCCGGTCCTTGCCTTCGCGGAAGCTGACCACGACGTACTTCTTCTCGCGGTACATGGCGGTCAGCTTGTGGATGGCTTCGGAGAGGCGCGTGGCGCTGTTTACTGCGATGCGGTCAGCCACGGCGGCGCGCCTCCATCTGTGCATGGATCTCTTCGCACGGCACGCAGCGGACGGCGTTACTCACGGCATCGCGCCGCTCTTTCGGAATGTCCTCGCCACAATCCAGGCAGTCCGGACGGCTTTCGCCAGTCATGCGCGACAGCACCATCGCCACGCCACCGATACGATCCGCTTCCTCTAGGCCAGAGGCGCGGTCTGTTACGTCGGGGGCTGTGCGGGCCTGCTCGAAGGCTTCGGCCATTTCGTGTAAATCACACATTGCGCACCTCCAAGCCGAGCAGTGGGCGGACCTCGTTAACAAGGTCATTCCACAACTCATAGCTGCGGATCGGGCCTCGACCGCTGTTCTGCAGGTCAACCAGCCGCATCAGTAGCTCGCGCATCTGATCGCGTTCGGCAATGAGCATGGTCAGAGAGGTGTCGCCGCCGTTAATCTGGTCTTGGTAATGCCTTATCGTTTCGCACTGGTTTGCGTTCTTGCGCTCAAGCCGCTCGTTCTCGGCCTTCATGTCCACGACCATCGAAAGCAGCTCTTCGCCATCGCTGTTCATGTCCGCGCCAAGCGCTTCGCCAATCGCGCCCATGTCCACGCAGGCCGCAAGAAGCATCCGCTGGTTGCGCTCGTTCTCCGCGATCAGCTCGAGGATGGTGGCGGGGTTGGCGGCGGCGATGAAGTCAGCGTTTCGTTCCATATCGCCAGGGTTCATCCACTCAGCGCCAGTGGTCATCACAATCTGGCACTGCCCGCTTCCGTTCGCCCAATGCTGAACTGGCCCGGCGTATACGGACCCACCAAGCTTTCTCGACCCCCGCTCCCACGGCCCCGGAGTGGCAACCTCAGCCAGTCGCTTCAATTCGTCGTACTTGCTCATCGCTTCGCCCCCAAAGCGCGCTTCACCGCGCCATCCATCTGCACAAGTCGGTAGTCGTTGCCGCGCTTCATGCGGACGACGGTGTTTTCTTCCTGATCCACTGCGAAGCCATCGGCCTTGAGCTGGTCGACGATTACTCGCTGGGGTAGGGTCATTGAGCGGGAGCGGTTCATGCCTTGGCCCTCCCGCGCGCGGACTTCCAATCGAAGCCGATGGCAAAGCCGCCACCCTCACGCAGGCGGTCAACGCAGCGCTCTCCAAGCGCAGCCGATAGCTCATCAGCCGGCAGGTTCGAGATAACGATGGTCGGCAGAAGCTGCTCATAGCGACCGTTGATGATGCGGAACAGGGTTGCCAGCTCGAACTCGCTCGGCTTCGTGGCGCCCGCCTCGTCTATGATCAGCAGCTTCGGGGCGATCAGGCTGCGCATGACCTCCTCCTCGGTCACGTCGCGGGCGTCGTAGCTCGACCGGATCTCAGCCAGCACGCCACCGACCGTTCGGTAGATTGCCGAGATGCCCTTCTTGTGGATGAGACGGTTTGCGATCGCAACGGCCAGGTGAGTTTTCCCGGTGCCCAGGCTGCCGAGCAGCAACATGCAGCGCCCAGCCTTCAGGTGCTCCTCGAAGTTGTCGGCATACGCCTGGCAGATTTCGAGCGCCTCCTTTTGCTCGGACGTGCGGGCTTCGTAGTTGGCGAATGACTTCTCGGCGAATCGGCGAGGAATGCGCGCCTTCTGGAGCTGCCAGTGCGCGAAGTCACGCAGCTTGTTCAGCCGATCCTCTTCGGCGCGCACCTCAGCAAAACAGGTCGGGCAAGAACTCGGCTCATGCCCATCACGCAGGACTGAGATGTAGTCGCCGTGCTTGTCGCAGACTGCAGGCTTCTTGCCTGTAACACCGAAACGGCGGTCAAGCTCGGTCAGCGCTGTGCTCAATTCAGAAGCCATGAGTGCCATCCTCCCGCTCGATCAGGCCTGCTTTGTAGTCGCGCTCAGCAAAGCCGGTGTGCCGCGAAGCACCAGGGAAGTGATGGACATTCGCAGCCGCCTTCACCTCATCGTTCCAGCGCTTCCCGTTGAGCCAAGTGGCCGCGTGCGGGATGAACTGCCCGTCGTCCTTCAGCCAGCTCTGGCAGGTGCAGTGCTTGGCCAGAGACTCGAGGATCTGAGCCAGCAGCTCGGCATCGGGATTGATCTTCGCGAAGGCCTTGCGGGCGTTATCCTTGGCGGTCTTGCGCGGGTACAGCTTCCAGAAGGTTTCGAAGGACGCCTCGGTGTCAGCTTTTTGAGGCCCTGATTCGGCCTGCTGCTCTTCCTCCGCGACTTCATCGGTCTCGGCAGGCAGAGTGCTCGGCGCTTCGCGGCGGTGGGGGTTCTGGTGCTTGGCCCACTTCACGATCTGGATGATCTTCTTGCCGGCGCGCTCATAGCGGCTGATGAAGCCGTATGCGGCCAGGCCGTCCAGCATCTGCTCGACTTCCACGTCGTCAGCCGGAAAGAGTGCGTTCTTCAGCTTCTTCGGGCGGTCTTCGAGGCGGCCTTCCTTGTCGGCTTCAGTCCAGAGGCCGATGAAGAACAGGCGAGTGGCAAAGTCCAGCTCTTGCAGGTCTTCGTTCTGGAAGAACCCCGGCTTGATATTTCGTGACCGGGCCATCATGCGACCTCCCGAATGATGTCAGCCAAACGAACCAGCCCTTTCGGAGTGATACGTGCCTGCTCTGTTGTCTTTTCAGTGCCGTCAGCACGCTCGACAGTGGCGTACTTGTGCTCCATGACGCCGGACTGGATCTTGTCCTGATAGGCGACGTAGTGGGTCGAGCCAGTGCGGCGATATATCCACTTCCGCTCTTGCATGATCTGGATGAGATCTTTGCGCTTGATCTGTAGCGACTTGGCCGCATCGGTGATGCAAAGCGAGCCGTCGGCGTTTGCGATCCTATTGAGGGCCTCTACCTTTGGCGCCTGCTCATTCACAACAAGCTGCAAGTGGCTGTTTTGCTCAGCCAGATCGGCTGCAAGGCGAAGCGCCTCGGGAAGGGATTGAGGGATGGATGGCACGCTCGCCGCCTCTTCAAGCTCCTGCCAGCGATCGACAAGCATGGCGGTAAACTCTGGGCAGAGCTGGGCAACCACAATGTAGCTATCACGCTTCCCTACCAGGTACACAGTGGCAGGCTTTCCGCCGCCAATGGTCGGTTCCACAGACTGTGTAATCGTTATCAAGCCCTTGTCTGACAGCGTGTCCATGGTTCGCTTTACGCTGTCATGACGCGAGCCGACCAGTTCAGCAATCTCACGGCTGCTCATGGTCAAGGTATTGCCAGTGGTAATCAGATTAGGCATTATTGAGCCCTCAGATTTAGTTCGTTGTTGAAGAACCCAGGCCGCAATCCTGGGTTTTTTATTGCCCGTTTTTCGGTCCCTTTTCAGGGCCTGCCCTTCTCCGAAACGGTTGCACCTTTCCTGTATTGCCTTTCGGCTCAGTGATCTTCCGAAGTTGATCCCTGATCAGCTCGCCGCCCAGGTCTTCTGGCGACTTGCCTTCCTGCCTTGCTAGCTCATGCAATGCGCGCTGGTAGCGCTCATCAAGAGCGACTTCTTGATCAGCCATGAGGCCCCCTTCGAGGCCTTCAGGCCATCTGCTCTGCTTCGGTATCCTCAAGGCGCGAAAGCATGTCCCGCCGGCTGGCTTCAAACAGCTCGGGAGCCAGTACGGCTTTCTGGGTGCGATGGAACTTCGCCAGCGACTGCAGAAGCTCGTCGGTGTCTTCGTCGAGACGAACCTTCGTGATGTGGTCACGCAAATGTTTGGGGTCGTGGTACATGGCTGATTTCCTTTTCTGGTTACGCTGCACGCCTGGCTTGGGATGGAAACGGCTTGAGCTCTTGAGCCGTCATGGAGCCGTCGCGACTCACGGTCACAACGATCTCCCGCTCTGCATTCAGGGCCTTGCTGATGGCCGCCGGGCTGACGCCCAAAGCCTTCGCTACGGCTGCCTGACCCTTCTCGGCAACGAGGTCTGGCAATGGTTTTTTCTTCATTCCGGCATCTCTAGTTAGTGGACCTGAGCGAATCTTAACCGCCGGTTAGGAAGATTGCAACACCGCCGGTTGGCGCGAGAAATTAACGAACGGTTTAAATTGCGCGCATGAGCAGAAAGAAAGAGTTGTCGCCAGAACAGAGAGCCGAGTGCGAAGCGGCCAAGGCTCTCTTCATGTCGAAGAAAGGCCCGCTTGGGTTGACGCAGGCAAAGCTGGCTGATGCCGCAGAGATATCGCCGGCAGCCGTCGCCATGTACCTGAACGGCACCAATCCTCTAAATGCGCGGTTTGCATCGGTCCTTAGCATCATGATTGATGAGCCCGTTGATCGGTTCAGCCCACGCCTGGCGGCCGAGCTCTCATCAATGGCGCAGGCTGCAAAGGTCAGCTATCAGATCGGTAACGCTACCCATGACCTAAAGGTCAGCGAGCGATCGTTAGACCATGGGCATTCGCCCAGCGAAAACGATTACGCCTTGATACCGCAGTACGATGCACGCGGCGCCTGCGGTGATGGCGCGCTGAATGATCACGTCGAAGTCACTGGCGGACTGGCTTTCAAACGTGACTGGCTGCGCCGCATGGGCGCCAAGCCGCAGCACCTGTTCGTTATCTATGCCGCCGGCAACAGCATGGAGCCGTACATTTTCGAAGGTGACGTTGTGCTGTTCGATAGCGCAGACACGATTCCTCGTGACCGCCAGGTTTATGCGATCCGGCGGCCAGACGGCAGCTTGAGCATCAAGCGCATGGCGCAGCAGATATCAGGGAGCTGGCTAATTCGCAGCGACAACCCGGACAAGGCGCGCTATCCAGACGAGGAGGTTTCTGCCGCCTCAATGGATGAGGTGCCAATCATGGGCAGAGTGATCTGGCGCGGCGGCGCGCTCGGCTGACATAGCCGCAAACCCTTCTATTCCGCCCCTTCCAGCCAATGTACGGGCCTAGGACAGTCCTAGGCCATGTCGAGCCCGGCTGATTCCTGATTCCTGATTCCTGATTCCTGATTCCTGATTCCTGATTCCCTCAAGAGGGCCTCGGCGAAGCCTCGGGGCGGATTTCGTTCGCCTATCTAAAAAATATTAACCGGCGGTGTTGACATGCAAACTACCGGCGGTTAATGTTCACCCATCGACGCAGCAGCACCGCGTCAGGGCCTCGAAAGGGGCCTCGGGTGAATCCCCGGAAACTCTTTAAGAATTTGCCGCAACACAAACCGCACTGCCTCGACGGCGACCGGCGCACTGGAAAAGCCATTGAGGGGCTGGAACAGGCGAGGTGCTGACCGAACCGAGCGAATGACCCGAACGGGCAATGCGGAGATGGATTATTCACTGATGCCCATTCGCGAGAGTGGGCATTGGGAAGACACCCACCGAGGCCTCACACATGAGCACTCACGCAGTAATGCTTGAAATGCGCCGCAAGAAGACGAGCCATATCTTCCACCTGATCTTCAGCATCCTGACTGGCGGATTGTGGATCGTGATCTGGCTGCTTTGCGCGCTTAGCAACAGCCTGGAGAACAGGAAGCTTGACCAGCAGATTGACCGGCTGCTGATAGCCGAGTCGAACACTCATCGTTAGGCCCGGCAGCTCGCAACCGAAACGAACTACCAAGGATTCCTTAGCACTTCAAGGAGGCACGTATGAAGCCCACCAAGCAACCATCGCCACCCCGCCCCGCCCTATCGCTAGTACCCAAGGACAGGAGCACAGAGCAGTTCCCGTATGGAAGACAGGCGGTAGGCCAGCGCGCCGATCTGCCGTTTACGGTGGGGCGGCGATGAATTCACAAACGAAACGGAGCGACAACATGAAGCAGAAGATCCCTAGCGTTGCCGAGCTGATCCGCGAACACAGCCAGGCGCGCTACCTGATGGCAAACGATGAACGTTTCGGCACCAAGCCGGCCGGCGACTCCTACTGGATGGCACAGCAAGCCCGCGAGCTGATGGTCAAGCAGTACGCCTAACCCCGCCCCGCCGCTTGGCTACAGGCTGCAGCGGGCACCCATCACCACATAGGAGGACAGGCCATGCTAACCGGCCCCGAACTGCTGATTCTTTGCGGCGTATTGGCAGCGCTGTACATGTGGGATTGGTGGCAGCGCAATAAGCCATCCTGAGCCCCACTGCATCACCCCTTCCATCGCCCATCCGGGCAACCGAGGTATCCACCATGAAGCACTACGGACCCACAGGGCGCCGCGAACAGCCGTGCCCGGATGACAGCGTTTTCGCGAGGATTCAACGATGAAATTCGAGATCGACCTAGATGAATACCTCCTCTCCGTTGAGGTAACCCATTGCGCAGTCGTTGAACCTGACTATCGGTGCCGTGACAGCGCGGACGATTACTACGGCTACAGCGAGCTTGAATTCACCATCACCAGCGGCTCTGTCTTTGACGAAGACGGAAACGAAACGGAGCTGGATCTGAATGGTTGCGCAGCGGTTGCCGATGAGCACGCGGAGCGGATCGAAGATCGGCTGTGGAACATGATCGACGCCAAGCGGGAGGCAGCATGAAGACCGAAGACACCATTCGCGAGCACTTCAAGCACCTGCGGGGCGCCAGGTACGCAGCAACTGCCGACTACCACTGCAACGTGCTGTACGGCTACCTGAAAGCCCTGCGCGACACCGGACAGATCGAAACGAGCCTTTACCTGCGGATGAATCACGCGGTCACGAAGGCATGGACGCTCAAGACGAAATTCACCGTGAGGACGGCGGCATGAGCAAGGAAGTGAAGCGTTTTTACATCATGCCTGGCTCTGTACCGGTGCTACTGAGCGGTGACCCTGCGTACACGCCAATGACGAACCACTTGACTGATGTTCACACGGTCCCGTTGGTGCCGGCCTCCGACTACGAAGCCCTTCTTGCTGAGCGGGATCGGCTGAAGGAGGCGCTGGCAGCAATGCTTGAAATTCACGGCGTAACCCAGCGCTACGCAGACACCCATATCGAAATACCTCAGTCGTGGGTGGATGTTTCTGACTTTGCCCGCGCCGCCCTGCAAGGAGCCCAGCCATGACCCTCAAGAACCTAGCCGGCGCATTCCTTCTGTATTGCGGAGTGGCGCCGTTCTTCGGATGGCTCGGTTACGTGGCGCTGATAGGGGGTGTGTGATGAGGAACGAGACCAAGATCGAGCTCGTCACCTGGATCGTCGCCGCGATGCTCACGATCCCGTTCGTGGTCGGGCTGATGTCGATTCTTCTGTTTCTGCTCGGAGGCGCCCATGGCTAGCCAACGCCAACGCTCACTCCGCTACGCATGGTGGCGGGGCTTCGCAGTGACCCTTGCACTACTCACCGGCTGGGCTCTCGCTCACGGCCTTGCAGATCGAATCACCAACGGGGCGCCTCTATGAGAACCCTCCCCCTCCCCTACGACACCGGCCCGCACGACGACACCCCCACAGGCCACTCATTCGCAGCGGCGTGGTGGACCCTTACCGGGTTCGGCGTGCTGGCTGGCGTGCTGCTGATCGGCCTGGCTGGCGAGGCGGCGATCTACAACCTTTTCGGAGCACGAGCATGAACAAGTCAGAACAGATCAACGAACTGGCCGCAGCGCTTGCCAAGGCTCAGGGCGAACTTGAGAACGCCAGCAAGTCGAGCAGCAACCTGCACTTCAAAAGCAAGTACGCGGATCTAGCCGAAATCCTCAACACCGTGCGGCCGGTCTTCGCGCTTAACGGCCTGTCGGTCACTCAGTGCCCAAGCTTCGAGGCGGGGATTGTCAGCGTCGAAACGATCCTGATGCACAGCTCTGGCCAGTGGATGAGCAGCACGATCAGCGCGCCAGTTAGCAAGCAGGATGCGCAAGGTGTCGGGTCTGCCATCACCTACTGCCGCCGCTACTCACTGGCAGCGGTCGCAGGGGTAGCGCAGGAAGACGACGACGCGAATAGCGCAGTTGGCCACGCACCGCGTCAGCAGCCACGCTCAACGCCGCAACCTGAAAAGCCTGCGAAGCCACGGATCAGCGCTGATCAAGTTGCCACGCTGCGGGAAATCATTGCCGCTTCCAATATCGACGAGGCCGCATGGTGCGCAAGCATTCGCATACCCTCGCTCGACCTGCTGCCGGCTGAGAAGTTTGACGGTGCCCTGGCGCACCTTGAAAGCCAGAAGGTGGCCGCATGACTTCTCTTAACGCATTTCAGGGCGCTGACTGGCTAGCGCAGCGCATTGGGCGGATCACGGGGTCGCGGGTCGCCGCGATCCTCGGGCTCGATAAGTACAAGAGCCGTGACGATGTGATGCGCGACATGGTGCGCGAGTACCACGGCGCCGAATCGGAGTTCACTGGCAACGAGGCCACGGCCTTCGGCCACGAGCACGAGCCGGAGGCTATTGCAGCATACGAGGACCAGGCCGAGTGCCTGGTTATCTCGACCGGGCTTCATGTCCATGCCGAGCATGACTGGTTAGCAGCATCGCCAGACGGACTGGTTGGGCATGACGGCCTGATCGAAGTGAAGTGCCCGTTCCGCGCCACCTACACGACGCTTGCCGAGGTGCCGCACTACGCCGCTCAGATTCAGCTGCAGCTGGCCTGCACCATGCGTGACTGGTGCGACTTTGTGATCTGGCGAGACGGCGAAATCATCGTGGAGCGCGTAGGGGCGGACCCGCTTTGGCTGTTCCAGCACATGCCGGCCATGGCGGAATTCCGCGACGAATACCTGGCGACGGTCGCCAGCGAAGAGAAATCTGCCCGCCACCTGGTTCCGCTGATTCGTGAGGATCTCACGTGGTCGGCACTGGAGGCTGAGTATGCCGACGCCAAGGCCGAAGCGGACAAGGCAGGCGCCAGGCTGGAGGCAGCCAAGAAGGCGCTCATCGCTGAGGCTGGCGAGCAGAGCCAGAAAGGCCGGCTTGTGCAAGTGATCCGCTCGGAGCGCTCCGGCACGGTCGACTACGCCAAAGCCATTGAGCACTACGCGCCAGGCGCAGACCTGGCCGCATACCGCAAAAAACCCACCGTTGTTTATTCAGTCAAGGAGTGCCGTTAATGGCCCAGCTCTTCACATCCGCTCGCATCGGCAATGAGCCCGAACTGCGATACACACAAGGTCAGAACCCGCAAGCAGCCCTAGAGATTGCCCTGCCGTGCGACTACGGCCGCAAGGATGCTCAGACCGGGCGCAAGCCCACTCAGTGGGTCCAGGCGACGCTCTGGGCAAAGCGCGCCGAAGCATTGGCGCCATACCTCGTCAAAGGCCAGTGGGTCACCGTCACCCTTGACGATGTGCATGTTGAGGAATTTCAGCGTCGCGACGGCACCGCAGGCAGCAAGATGGTCGGCCCCATATCCGCAACCCAGCTGATCGG